GAGGGGGCGCACTGAGGCTTTAGATGTCCACGTTAATACTATTGATGTTGCCGGAAACAACTGGCGTGTCGAAAAAAGGTCAATCATGACTTCTGCCTATGAGAACGAAGCATGAGCATCTCACAACAGTACACAATCCGCGCCAACCGTGGGCGTCCAAGGGTGTGGATCGAAGGCAAGCGGCTTACGTCCGCTGGCTTTCATCGTGGCCAGCTTTTCAATGTTGAGGTCAAGCCAAGCAACCGCGTAATGCTACGCTTTCGGTTAGCCTTTGCCCAAGAGCAAACCGCCGGAATGCGTAAGGTTAGCGGTAAGGGCGACAGGCCCATAATAGACATCGTTGGCACCCTTTTAGAACAAAGTGGATTGAAGGCTGGTGATGATGTGTCGATAAACTACAGCACCAACGTGATCGAGGTAGCAGTTTAATGGCAAATCTCATCAACCCAAACCTAAAGTCGTTTTTTACGAGTACGCCCACGTTTGCTGAATTTGTAGATACTCAGGCCACACTGTTGTGGCATGGGGATCACCTCAAGCGCAGTGTTCAGAAAGCCAAAATCTTTAGTGGTTTTGACGAGTATGGGGGTCGCCAGCTTAAGAGCTTTAAGCCCGATTGCATTCACGCATTCTTTGACCACTTGGCGGCCAAAGGCCTCAACGGTAATACAATTAACCATTATGCGGCGATGCTGACGAAGGTGTTTAAGCAGGCCGTGAGGAATACCCATATAATGACTGCACCACAGTTCACCTGGCGCGAGGTGAGAGGGAATCAGCGGCCACTATATTACACAAATACTCAGTTAGCCGCGATGGAAAGCCATTTTGACGAGTATCACCCTGCGTGGTGGCTTCGGCATTTCATCATAATAGGCGCTGAAACTGGGATGCGTTTAGGCGAGATATTGACTCTTAAGCCAGCCGCGATAACCTCAGGGGACGATGGGTCCACATGGGCGCATTTGACCAAAACAAAGAACGGGGATGAACGGTTTGTACCGCTTAACATCAGAGTACAGAAGGCCTTGGCCGCATTGGACAATGAACCGATGCGCCACCATCGCGGCAACGAGCATCTTTTCTATAGGTGCTGGGCCGAAATGAGAACCAAGGTTCTCCAAGGCGACAAGAGGTACGTGTTCCACACCTTGCGGCACACAGCAGCCACCGTCATGGCGAACGACTTCCACGCAAACACAGCAATAATTGGTATGCTACTGGGCCATAAGTGCGAAAAGACTACTGCCAAGTACATCAAGACGAAGCCAGAAGCACTTCAGGCTTTAGTAGCCCGTTTTGGCCAAAAGCCATTCGGGCACACTCTCGAAGAGAAGGGAGCCAGCCAGTGATCCAGCCATCGCAGAACCACGACACTTCACGCCACACTGATGGCAGAACCTTTGCATCTATAGAGGGCTGTGGACACTATCGTAAAAGCTACAAGCAACGGCCACCAACTAAGTTTGGCGTGTTGCCTGTCTGCTTTGGTAACTCACTGATCTGTAAATGCACAGGTTACGAGGGGGCGAGAGCCTAGTACGTGTAAAAGCTAGGCAGTAGCCCAGCGGGACCAAAACATCAGAACACATAGAGCTTCAAGGAGAAGTAGAATGAAGACTAAAAGTAGTGGACGCAAGTCCAATGCGAAGCTGTCGGCACACGCCCACAGGGAGCTAGACATAAATAGATCATGCCCATCGATGCCAAACGGCATGACAGTAACTGAGTATAGGCAGCGTAGTGGAAGGGCTTTCAACGGCCTGCCGCCATGTCGTATTGGCAACAATACTTGGCTAAAGCTACAGCCTCAGGGAGCAAATACAAGCGGTGCCCTGTCTGGCCTTAGGGCATCAAGCTATCCAAATCCGGTGTTAGCACCACCTTCTGCAATTTCTGACCTCGGAGCCAACTAAATGAACCAGCCAATAATAGGGACCGCTAACCAGCAATATGAAGCGGCAATGAGTACACAAGGACGTCAGAAGTTTACTAAACAAGTCGAGGCAAAGATCACACCAAAGGGCACAAAGATGCCTAAAAGTGTACAAGATCGACCAGTACATTTCCTGAAACTAAAAGAAGCAGAGCCATCTGTAAGCGTTGGGCTTGCGGAAGACTTAAGATTAGCGAGGTGTGCAAAAGGGCGGCCCCCGATGTGGTTAGAGCCACTATCTAAGCTCGACCCTAAGGTACTAAGCTATATTGGGCTGCTGTGTTGCTTTAATGGTGTGTTAAAAGGCTGGACGCTAAACGTGCTTACCCAAAAGGTCGGGGAAATGGTTGAACAAGAGCTACTATTAGTCGAGCTAATGGAAGCTGATGCTAAGACCAATAAGCGTATCATTAAGCAAGTTGAGGAAGCACATTCTAGTCGTGAGGTGCGTCTTAAAGCACTTCGCAACATCACGATGAAGAACGGCTTCCGCAGCTTAAACTTTGGCATCCATAGCGACCAGAAGGGCAAACAGGACATGAAGAACAGGCGCATACACTATTCGGCACCTGTTATCTCCGCTGTTCTCAAGTTTTGCTCAATCTTCGATAAGATCACCGAGTTTGAGGGTCGCAACAATAGCATCTCTCGGATCGTGTTCACTCAAGATGCCCAGAACTCATTGGAGCATGAAGAAGAAGTCATGTCATGGATGTCGCCGATTTATAAGCCAATGTTGACCGCACCAACGCCTTGGACAGCCTTCGATACTGGGTGTTACGAGGACCCAAAACTGTCTAGCCGCATTAAGCTGGTGAGGCAGGCCACAGCGGCCCAGCGCAGGCTGATAGAGCATGACTTCAAGGCTGGAGTTCCTATGTATGCCCGTGCTGTAAACGCGCTTCAGGCGACTCCTCTGAGCGTCAATAGGCCTATGCTCGAAGTGGTACAGTGGGCGTGGGACAACAAGAAAGTGCTGGAGAAGTTCCCTACGCAAGTTGTGCCAGACAGGCCGCGTGTTCCAGAGAACCACGAAGAGCTTGACCCCAAACTGAAAGCTGCAATCAAGGCTGACATCAGGCGGCATTTCGTGCTTGAGCGTCAGGTCAAGGGCAGCGTTCAGGTCATGAAGCAAGACCTTGCCACGGCTCATGAGCTATCGGAACACGAACAGTTCTACTTGCCCGTTAACCTAGACTTTAGGTCACGGCTCTACTTCTGTTGCAGCTTTAACTACCACCGCGAAGATTGGATCAAGTCGCTCTTTACGTTCCAGCGCGGCTATAAAGTTGATGGAAACAACGCCTATTGGCTCATGGTACACCTGGCTAACTGCGGTGACTTTGGCAAGATAAGCAAGGAACCGTTGGACGCCCGTGTAAAATGGGTCGAAGAGACCCACGACAGGATCATCTCTGCCACAGAGAACTTCGTGGCAACCTTTGACGATTGGTCCAAAGCGGACAAACCGTTTTGCTATCTGGCAGCCTGCTTAGAATACGCGAGGTACTGCCGCGAGGGTGTTGACTTTGTTTGCTACGTGCCTCTCAGTCTGGATGGTACGAACTCTGGGGTCCAGCATTACAGCGGTATTAACCTGTCTGAGAATGAGGGTCGTCTAGTTAACCTTACGCCGTCCGAAACCATGCAAGACATCTACCGCTTCAACGCCGAAGAGGTTGTCCAGATACTCGAAGCGATGACGGCTAAGTGCAAGGGCATGGCGAGAGATGACAGGACGTTCAATGAGAACTGGGACGAAAGCCGGACCTATGCACAACTTGCCGATGCGTGGCTCAACTTTGGCGTGGATCGGACGACCACCAAAAGGTCTGTTATGACATTTGGCTATGGTTCCAAAGCTAACGGCATGGCAGGCCAGTTTATGGAAGACTTCTTGAAACCATTGCAGCGCAAGGTTGCTTATAAAACTATTGATGCTCACCCCTTTGGTGAGACAGATAGGGAGCAATTCGAGGCGGCTCGGTTCATGGGCCAAATCTGCTACGAAGCCATCAGGGAAAGCCTTCCTGATACGACAGCGGCTATGGATTACTTGCAAGGCGTGGCCAAGGTTGTGTCAGAAGAAAACAAGGCTATCGTCTGGCGCACTCCAAGCGGTTTCCCAATTGTGCAAGAGTACAGAAGGAAGGAACACAAGAGGGCGAAGATATTCCTCTTTGACCGAGCCTTAGGTGCTTTAAAGAAAACTACAGTTGGCTCTGTGGTTGAGACAAACAAGACCAATGTTCAGAAGAGCATGAACGCAATCGCGCCTAACTTTATCCATGGCTCTGGCGATGCAAGTCATATGCATTTGACTATCTGTCGGCTGCTAGATGGCGTTGATGGCGAGCCTCTGGCCGAGGACTTTTTCATGGTCCACGACAGCTTCGCCATAAGCGGCGACACTTGGCATTTGTTCGATACTGTGCGCGATACATTCGTCAAGATGTACGACAGTGGATGTGTGCTTCAGCGCTTTGAGGATGAGGTGCGTCAGCTACTAAATGACCCATCTACCGAACTCCCACCGATACCGCCGAAGGGGACGCTGGACATTAATGCCATCAGAGGCAGCGAGTTTTGCTTCAGTTGAATTAGGGCACACTCTCGAAGACTAGAACGGTTTTCTCCTTCTCTGTTCTAGCTTTACATAGCGCTGGGTTATCTCCCCGCGCATCTCCCAGACTTGGGCCGCCAAAGATTGTTGAAAGACTTTGGCGGCCCTTTTTCGTTCACAATCACAACTGAAAACTAAGGAAAACACCATGGCAAAACCAAAGTATAGTTCGCCGATTGGACGGGCTAAGTATCCTCATCTTAATGAGCCTGACACGGCCTTCGATGCAGACAAACCAAAGTATAAAACTGAGGTTGTGTTGAGTGCCAAAGATGCTCAACCGTTCATCGACCAGATCAACAAAGCGAGTGAAGAAGTTCACGGAAAGCAGCCTGCGGGTAAGGTGCGTATGCCCATCACAAAGGATGAGGAAACTGGAGAGGTAAGCTTTAAGTTTAACTCTAAGTATCAACCGAAGTTTTGCGACACCAATGGCCAAGTGATTACGCCAAGCAGTTTACCGAAGATCGGCGCTGGTAGCATCATAATCGTGAGCGGCGTTATTAACGTGTACGAGGTGTCCAAGAACAAGGGCGTTGGATTGCTCATGGATGGCGTCCAGATCATTGATGTTGTCGAATACGGCGGCGGCGGAAGCGTCACCTTTGATGCTGTTGAGGGCGGAAGCTACGTCCGAGAGGATTTGCATGAAGCTGCTCCAACGCCAGAACCTAGCGAAAACGGCGCGAAGTTTGACTTTTAAAAAAGGCAGAAGCTTCTATCGCGGCATTGCCGCTGGCTATAGGTCAGGTCTTGAGCAAACCATCAGTGACTTCCTCAAAACTGAGGGCATCGAAGTCCAGTACGAAACGGATAAGATAGGTTACACTGTTCCATCGCGGCAATCTAAATACACACCAGATTTCAAACTGCCAAAACCAGGTGGCTTCTGGTATTTAGAAACCAAGGGGATATGGGCTGTCCAAGACCGCGCCAAGCATCTTTTAATCCGAAAGCAGCACCCGACAATTGACATCAGGTTCCTGTTCTCGAACGCAAGAGCGAAGCTTTATAAAGGCTCGAAGACGACTTACGCCGACTACTGCGAAAAACACGACTTTCTCTATGCCCATCGGGCTATGCCGGAAGCGTGGGTGGCCGAGTGTAAGGCATAGAAATTAGGGCTGACCTTTGAGCAGAGGGTTGGTCCTTTTTCACCACCTGTCAAATCTCAAAGGAAACCAAATGGAATTACTCGAAGAGCGTGCAAGCGCTGATTTCGTGTCCCATGGGCCATGTAGTGCGTGTGGTTCAAGCGATGCAAACAGCTTATACAACGATGGAAGCCATTGGTGCTTTGGCTGCGAAACCTACACGCATCCAGATGGTTTTGAGGCAAACCGCCCAGCCGCGATGAAGCCAAGCCGTCCTGTCACGCCGCTTTTAGAAGGCGACTACGCTGACCTAAGGTCGCGTCAGCTA